CGTTCTTTCTTCTTTCTGCTTCCTCAGCAGCTCTGAGCATAGCTTCATATTCAGCCTGCTCTTTTTCTCGTCTCGCCATAACGATTTTATTTCGTTTTTCTTTCTGACGAGCTTTAAACGCTGCGGATCTCTTCTGGTTGACGTTATCAAATTCGATAACTAAACCATCGCCGTAGAGATCCTGGAATTGATCGGAGAAGTCTACGAGCCGCATCATATATACGACTTTCTTCTCGCCTGACTTTCTGACTCTCTGTTCTGCGGTATATACCATGCCACCTCTTGCGCCATATGTGTATACCATGAAGGTGAAATCAGCTAAGCCTTCCATCTCTAATACGTTGAGATGGTCTGCCAGGAAATCTTTCTGGAAATTTCTTGTTCCAGAAAGATCGGCACCGATACCGATCTCCAGACCCATGGACTGAACGTAGTCTAACAGGATCTGTCGACGACCACTAACAAGATACCCGTTCTCGTCAGTGATCAGCTCCAGAAACATACGAACTGCTTCGCATTTAAACTGAAACTCTTGCAATTCGCATTCGGACAATGTCTTGGCTCCCCAAAATTCTTGCTGCCAAGATTTGAAGAAGTAACCTTCTCCGCTCTTGTCAAGGTCCTTTTGTTTGCCATCCATAGACGCTTTGACCTGTCCAACACCCTCGTTAAATTTGTTAATGACGTCCTGGTGTCCTAATAAGAAATCGAAAATCTTCATGATAAATACCTCCCGTTTTTTATTTTTATATGAATTATCATTGGATTCCACAGAAATCATATATAAATATCCAATATCACTCTACGCTTAGAAAGCAATATTCTCCACATAATATTAACCGACAACTCACAAGAAAGGAGGAATTTGCATGACAACACTTGGTACTGTTCCAGTAGTTCGACGAGCGTCGAATCCAGGACCAAAAAGAATTATGCGAATCGGTTCAAAACTATATGATTTTGGTACGAGAAATCGAACCTTTCTGCAAGTCGCATCAGACTTAAAGAAATTAGGAATCAAGAATTGCTATTTTATGCTAGAAGTCATAGATCCACGAGTGGTCACCATAGATCCTTTTGCAGTAGATAAGGAAGGTCACTCAACCCTGACGAAAGAGCAAGTCTCAATCATCATGGCTGAGTGTAAGATCAACCCATGGTATTACTTAAGAGAAATCTCACGTATTCCAACTCAGGGTGGATCCGGTGTCCCATATAAAGCAAATCGTGGTAACATCGCACAAGCATGGTGTATCATGCATGGTTATGACAGCTGGCTTTGCCTACCGAGGCGGACTTCTGCCTCTGCATGCGGTGACGTATGTATAAAACCTCTTTAATTGCGGGGATATCTTGTTAAGCAATCACTACTAAATGCGAAAGCATGGCAACGGGTAACGCCGAAGGTATAGTAAAAAGGTGATTGATAGAGACAATCCGCAGCGAAGCTCTTTGAGAACGTTCAACGATCAGGGAACCCAAGGAAACTTGGTAGTAGGCCCCTTGCGGGCGAAATGTAGGTCTATACCGAAACGGGAGGCTCTCGAGAAATCGAGATGAAGATATGATCTGAACATCCATGGAGACATGGAGATTAACACACTTTGAGAAAGGTAAAACCCAGTCCGCATTAGCAATTCAGTTATGGGCATATTCCTTCGGTACTTCAAACTCAGAGTTCATCTTTGTTAATAAAGATGGTGAGAACGCTAAGACCAACCTTAGACGTATGAAAGACCAGATGGAATTACTCCCAGAATATATGCGATTCCCATGGTATATCGACGAGAACGGAAATAAGATCAAACACACCATGAATGCAACATCTATGAAGCATCCAGTTACAAAGAACGTAATTACAGTTAAGAGTAAGGCGACATCACATGAAATGGCATTGTCCCTTGCCCGTGGTCTGACATCTCCGATTCAGCACTTCGATGAACCTGAGTTCACCAATCATATCGACACAATCGTATCCAACTCATATTCCACGTTCGAGCAAGCTGCCAAGAACTCGAAAGAGAATGGCGGTATGTACGCACGTATCTTTACGTGGCACACGCGTAGCCATATGTGTGAGCATATGGAGTGTCCTCTCTAATTGCGGGGATATCTCATTAGAGACAATCCGCAGCGAAGTATTAATTGTAATTATTCACCTAACGATATTTTAGGGAGGTGAATATCCGTGCAAAATAAAACAACGGAAATTTTATTAAATGAAATAAATAAAAGATTTAAAGAACATGACGACGAAGTATTTAAAGTTGTAACATATCCACGAATTAGAGAAAACTATTATTGTATAAGTAATTACGGACAACTAAAATATCTTGCAAAAGATACTCCAATTAAGCTATTTCAGGATAAAGATGGTTACTATCGTGCTGGCTTATTAGGTAATGATAGAACATCACATCATTGTGGCATTCATCGACTTGTTGCATATGAATTTTGTGAACATCATGATGGATGTAATGTGGTTAACCATCTGAACGGTGTAAAAACATGTAATGTTTGGACTAATCTCGAATGGACCACACCGCTAGAGAATACACGTCATGCATTACGAACAGGATTACAGTGTAATTCTGGACCACATTGTCCGTCTGCAGTATATAGTGAAGAAACTGTACGTAAGATATGTGAAATGCTCTCTGAAGGATTTGACGTATCTGACATTTATTTTTATTTTAAAACCGATGATGAAACAATTGTGGATCGTGCATTTTACATGTTAATATTTTCAATAAAAATAAAAAAGCGGCATACGACAATAAGTTGTGAATACGATATACCGGATCAAGTACAATCAAAACGAAGACCAAAATTTAGTGAAGACGATAGTCAGAAAATTCATGATATGATATTAGCTGGATATCGATCGATAGATATCGCTAAGACTTTTGGTGCCCGTACTACACGAGATCCTATTGGTAAACGAATAACTGATAAAGTACGCTGCATGAAACATAAAATGGTAGAAACTGGAGAATTAAAAAGTTACAATTAATATATGCTCAACGACTAGGGAAACCAGTATACTGGACTGGGAGTAGGCCCCTTGCGGGCGAAATGTAGAACCAAGCGGTTCGAAACGGGAGGCTCTCACTTACGTGAGATGAAGATATAGTCTGAACTTCCATGGTGACATGGAGAAGGATCTGAGTAGCGATCAGATTCGTAACACATTTGGTACCCCGGGCGACTTGGACACGTCCCAAGGACAAGCTGCACAGCGAATCCTTGATAATACACAAAAATGGACCGAAAAATGTTATGATTGGTCTGACGAAAAAATTAATGAATACATTGACAGCAAAGGCAAAAATTGTAACCGTATTTTATATATTGAATATCAGTACTATCAGATTGGTTTATCTCAAGAATGGCTGAAGAAAACTGCCGCTGGTATTGGTGATCCATTGACCGTACGAAGAGAGATCCTTCTTCAGAGACTGCATGGTTCATCTATGTCACCATATCCGCAGGAAGACATCGAGTTTATTTCAGAAACCGAGCATAAACCAATTAAGACACTTTGGATTAATGACTACTTCCAGTTTGATGTATATGAAGAACTGGATCGCCGTATTCCATATCTGGTTGGCGTTGACTGTTCTACGGGTACCGTAGGGGATAACAATGCGATTACGGTATTGAATCCATATACCTTAAGGCCAGTCGCTGAATTTGAATGTAACTACATTGGTGAAACTCTCTATATTCAGATTATTTCTGAACTTGTAGAGAAACATATGCCTCGAGCATGTGTATGTATTGAACGTAATAGTATTGGTGATGCAATCATCGATTTCATTATTAATACGAATAATCCGTTGGCATCGAATCTCTACTACGATAAAGATAAGAATCTTCTTGAAGAAAGATTAAAAGAAGTACAAGACAACTTATCACTCCTCCAAGCACGAGCAAAGACTAAGACTTATTACGGTGTCTATACATCTGGACAGTCTCGTGAATCTATGTTTGCAATTCTTTCCAGACGTGTATCCGAGAACAAAGAAGACTTTATCACAAAGAATATCATTCGTGACTTATCTGGACTCGTGCGGAAAGCTTCTGGAAGAATAGAAGCAGGCCCATCTGCACACGATGATAGCATCATGAGTTACTTGATCGCACTGTATGTATACTACCATGGTGACAACCTGGGAATGTTTGGTATTACTCGTGGAGCTCGTGATGAGGATCTTGATAATACTGGACTTAAGAGGCCAGAAGAGATTGATCCTAGTCTGGTAGATCCAGCTTTAATTGCTGCAGCTAAGAAACGTGAAGCACAAGAAGCTGAGATGTTTAAGTTCGAAGAAGACATGAGAAAAGCGGAACTGGAGTCTCAACGTAAAACAAGAGAACTTCATAACGCTGGACTCATCCAAGGGGATATTTACGATCATACTCCAGAAGACATGATCGATGAATATGATAGTATGGGTGAAGTAGATTTAAGTATCTTTTAAAATAAAAAAAGAAGACTATACCTTTAATTTGGTATAGTCTTCTTTTAGAAACGTAACAACCTGTAATGACACCCTGATAACGAGTGTAGTTAACAAGTTACATGTCGCGCGACTAATGTATTGTTAGTCGCCAAGCACGGTGTCGTCACACCAGCAATCATCATCGTCTCCATAATGACGGATTGTTATTTTACATTCAGTTCTGGAAATAACGCGAACTTTTCCTCCTTTTGTAACGTTATTTCCTTTTGTGTTTTTAATGGTTAACTTTCTCATTTTGGTATCCTCCGATATTTAATTTTTCTTTCGATTCACATAGATAATATATAACATTTTCAGTCTAAGTCTGCGAATTTTCACAGTCAGGACAACACACTAATAGAGACATAAATAAGGAGGTTACAAAATGGAAAATACTTCAACTAACACGGATTCTAGTATTCGTGAAATCATGAAGATGGCGCGAGAGTCTTACAACACATCTATGAACCAGACCGCTAGTCTTATGGAAGCATCTTATAAGATCTCAACTGCATTCTTAAAAGAAGCTGCCAAATGGTCTACTGAAGAGTTCGATACGATGAGTGACGACGATATCAAAATGATCTACAATAGTTATTATATTGGATCTGCGGAAGCAAAATTACTGCAGCCGGAAGATATGCGTAAGGATCTCAAAGCTTGTAAAGGATTATCCAATACTGCATATGAAATGCAGAAGTCCTTTAAAGAAGTCCAGGATCTCTATAATGAATCTGTGGATGAAGATTGGAAACGCCGTAACAGCAAAGAATACCGCGATGCCACTTTAAAACGTATCGAAGAATGGAAAACTGAGATTGAAAAAATGGATCCGGTAAAAGATGCAAAAATGATTCGTGATCTTCGCCAGAAGGTTGAGTTTATGGAATCTACCATCACATTAGATTTCATCACTGAGCGGATCAAACACGTAGAAAAAGAGAAGTCTACCATCATGAGACAGTTCTTCTCTGAATCTGAAGGATCCTATTCCTTAAATAGATGCAAATCCAGATCCCCGAAATTTGGATTTGATGCAGATTGGTATAAATTCTTCTTTAATCTGGAAGAGAACTTCTTACCGGAAGAGTACCATGCATTCAACAACTTATTCTTATTTAACGTCATGCGTTTCATTGGCTATCAGGACCCATACAACGCCAAAGATCGTGGTATGGTACAGGCCATTGTCAGCAGCTTAACTGGTTTAGTCTATCATAAGTTTGCAGATACCGAAATGGAAAATGTCATTATCTCTTTGATTAAAGATTATGACTCTTATTTCGAAGATCAGCGTGAAAAATTCATGAAAGACAACACTACCAGGCCAAATCATCCAGTTCGTCTGGAACAGAGCAAGAAAGCCGATGCGGATCGTAGAAATGAGCTCTTCGCTGCTATGGTGAAGTTCAATTTCGAAATTCCGGAGAATGCCACAGAGATCAGTACTCGCGACTTACAGGAGTACTTCAATAACAAAATGGAAGAAATGGTATCCAAAAATACCAAAGAAAAAGAACTCCATGGAGATGCTGAGGCAACTGAAGAAGATGGTGTAACAACCATTCGTCCGACCTTCTTAAAGGATAAATACCGTAATCCCGTTGACTTAATCGATGGAAAATTTTATTACTTCAACCAGGATGACGAAGGACAGGAATCCTACAAGAAAGTCTTAAACTACTTTAAGGCACATGATTGTAAGATCGGATATCAGATGTTTGAGTTAAAGAACCCAGACGTTCGAACTGACGTATTTGCAAAAGATTTAACCGATGGAGAAAAGAAAGCAATCCTTGAGGAATGTAAATGGAACTTCTGGTTCTTCTGGAGATATGTGATGAAACTGCAGGTGAATATCAATACATTACTTGCTATTGATTCCATGTTAGCAGACCATAATACACTGGAAGAAACTGTGCGTCAGTCTGGTAAATCTACAACAATGCGTGTATATTGTGAGTGGGCATACCTATTCCACAAGGATCACTATCCATTTATCTGCTGGTTAACTAGGGATACCACAAGTAGCCACAGAATAATGTCTACATTTAAAAATGATCGTACGAAACTTCCAATATATCTGTATGGAACTGATCGTGATACTGAAAATGTTGTACATCCAACAACATCGGTTAATTATCTAGTATCATATATAAAAGCAATCCTTGAACATGCAGACATGAGTGCTGATGCAAGAATCCTGGTCGGTGCCGATGATTTTGAGTTCATACAAGACATCGAAAACACGGATGTATTAAAAGAACTCCTGAAGCTCCCGGTGCATATTGTTGCAAATAGCACTCCAAATGATCCAGAGAATATTCCGAACCTAATGAAAGCATTCCAGAAGGATCGCGAATGTATTTACTATCCATATCAGTTAAATAAAGATACACATTGTGATTTCTTTACGGCAGTCAAACAGCATAACTTCCAGGATACAAATGCGATTGCTTACATTACCGTATGTAGTAGACGTCTTCGTACAACCGAAGAACTTACCGAGCTGGTACATTCTCTTGGTACACTGGAATCTGTTACCGATGGCTTCTTGGCTCGTGAAGTTTGGTGTAAGCATGCGAGTGATAAATTCGTTCAGTACTGTAAAGTAATTGGAATTGATATCACAGCAGAAGGTTATGATCCGTTTATCGCAAATACGTTCAGAACGGAAAATGGGGTAGAAATAAAATCAATTCTTGGTGACGCAAATCAGCTTCCAGAAACATGGAGATCTGACAATCCGAAGATTTCACCTCTTGATGACGCTGCATATATGCATGAAGAACCAGCATCTACAGATGCTTTTGATTCATCATCTATTAATCAGTTGAAAGAAAAGATGGATAATGAAGGTACTTACAGTGTGACTGATGCATTATTTGGAAACGCTTTGAAACCGAGAAAGTGATAAATAGCATTTATCCGCCCTAAAAACAGTGGTATAAGACAGGCCATAGTGTCTGTCTTATACTATTCTTTTGACTTGAAAAGAAGAAAGGAGAGCCTTTTTATGGATTATAAAACCGTGTTTGCAGATGACAAAAAAGGTCATATCATCTGCAACGTCCCATATTTAGAGATTTATATTCCCATGGCGTTCTTTGATAAATCTGGTAAGATCGCTGTGGATAATGGAGATACGATCACGTCTATTGCGTGTTTACCGATTGGTCTTTTTGAGAATGGTAAACTTAAAGAGATTCGTACGATCAAATTAGGAGAACGTATGAACTTCTTTGTTTATGACAGTGAAGTGGTTAATATGGCTTTGCCGGGATCTCCAGAAGGACCTGTAAAAGTTTTAAAATACTTTAAAGGTCATGAAATTTTTAATGATTATATCGTACAGAACTCTTCTTCCATTCAGGCATATATCGAACTGATCTTGGGAGGAAAGATTCCGTCAACTTTATCGTATTCTGCCATCAATACGATTTGGAATAAGAACTTGGAAATGAATAATGGTGGTCTGGGAGTTCCTGCTACAAATAGGGAACTTGTATTATCTGTACAGTGCCGTGACCAGACGGCACCGACTCGTATTTTTGCAGAACGATTAAACGATACTCCAAATGCAACCGAATACGAGTATGCGATGGTAAACATGCGACAGATTTGTCAGTTTAGTTCTACTTTCGCAGCGCTGACCTTTGAGGACTTTGACTCCATGGTTACCTCTTCTTTGAAGAGAACCAAAGAGCGATTACCAGAACCAGAGTCTCCACTGGAGCAGCTAATTAAGATGTAAATGAGGTACGAAAGATGCGTTATCATAATATTACAACAGACGACATGCTAAATGGAGATGGACTTCGGACAGTCCTTTGGGTTGCTGGTTGCACCCATTGTTGCAAAGACTGTCAAAATCCAATCACTTGGGATGTCAATGGAGGAGTTCCGTTTACAGATGAAACCAAAGAGGAACTTTTCTCAAAGTTAAACCATGACTACATTTCTGGAGTTACATTTTCTGGAGGAGATCCTCTTCATCCACAAAATAGAGAGATGGTCACCCAGTTAGCGAAAGAAATCAATGAGAAGTTTCCAGATAAAAGCATCTGGTGTTATACTGGCTTTCTCTGGGAAGACCTTCAGAATGAAGAAATCCTAAACTACATCGATGTCTTAGTAGACGGAGAGTTCATGGTTGACTTACTGGATACAAAATTGAAATGGTGCGGATCTAGCAACCAAAGAATTATAGATGTGCCAGCTTCCTTAGATGCTGGTCATGTGATCTTATATGTAGATAACAGCGAAAACGCTGGAAACAACTAAAACAAATATATAAAGTTATTAAGTCTTGAGAGGGTTTCACCCTCCGTTAAAGAAGATAAATAAGTCATAAATTAAACTGTAAAGGAGGATTATCTTATGCCTGCAGTTACACAGATTGTCCCGGAATACGGTTTTCCATATGTACAGACATACATTGCGGATAATACCGAGATTACCGATGACGCACCAAGTACTGTAGTCGCTGATCCTGCGATTGGCTACATTTTTGCCTTTACATCTGACAGAGGCATCGACAACCGTTGGGTATTAAAGCGTACACAGCAGTCCTTTGTGAGAACGTTCGGAACTCCGAACTTTAAAAAATACGGTCAGCCAAACTTAATGCCATACGTACTTCTTGGAGATGGTGGTGCTAAAGTTTGGTGCATGCGTGTCATGCCAGAAAACGCAACACGTGCACATGCAATTGTTTCTCTGTTCTACAAAGCCGATGGCGAAGATGTAGATGTTATGAAACGTAAATTCCGTATTAAGTACACAAGCCGTTTTGTAGATCCTGAAAAGGCGAAAGGGGATATTACAAAACAGGTTATCACCAAAAAAGATGCTACTAAAGTTCGTGGTCAGCTTGATGGTGAAAAAACTGGCGGCGTATACAAAGATGGTGAAGGATATATCCAGGCTCCTGGTGTATTCGTTTTAACCTCTAATGGTCGTGGTAAAGGTGGTAACACCTTCTCCGTACGTATCGCAAATAACGTCGCTTACGAAAAGAACTACGGAATCAAAACAATGGCTTACGAGATCCTGACAACTGAAAAAGGTCTGATCAAGGAAGCTGAGTACATGGGTTCCATGGTTACATCCGTGAAATACAATGCTGCTACATTTATTAACGATGTATTAGCAGATACAGATGATGGCGTTGCACCAGTTGACGTCGACATCGATGAAGATATGCTGGAAACAGTATACGATGCTTATATCGAATTCTGTAACAAACAGCATGAGGAACTGGAAGCAAAACTGGAAGAAATGATGACTGCTGATGGCATCACATTCCCTATGATCAATGGTATTGAAGACGTTCCATCTGAAAAAGCTGAGAAAGTTGCTAAATGCCGTGATATCCAGGCTCTTATGGAGTCTTGTGATGAATCTGTACTTCCAGAGTTAGATGGCTTTGACCCGATCTTCGGTCTTGCTGTTGGTTCTACAACTAACAAACAGCCATTCATTAAACTGGTTCAGAAATTAACTGACACCGTGGATACCACTGCAGATGACTATGACGCTGCAGATTACACACAGAGTGATATCGTATCTTTCGATGACGTTCGTGGTGTAAGACTCTATGGTGGTACCGATGGATATTTCGAAAATCCACGTACAACTGATTTTGTAAACTCTAAAGGACAGACCGAACAACATGTTTGGACAGTGGAGGAGGAATACGCAGATGCTTACTCTAAAGCATGGAGCGGTTCCCTCGACAAACGTATCCTGACAGCAAAACGTATCGATGCTGACGCCATCTTTGATGCAAACTATCCGTTTGCTACAAAATGTGAGATTGCAAAACTTGCAATTGCACGTGATGACTCCATCTACTACATGGATACAGGTATTCGTTCATCCTTTGGATATGATGAACTGAGTGCTATGATCAAAGATTATAGCCAGTTCGCAAATCGTCTGATCTCCAAGAACGTACATCACTACTATACAAGAGATCCGATTACTAAGAAACGTATCCCTGTTACAATCACATACTTCTTAGCTAATCAGTTCTGGAGACATGTTGTCAACAACGGTGCATATATCCCGTTTGTTAAATCTAGTTGCCAGCTTACTGGTCATATTAGAAACTCTCTGGCTCCGACAGTTGAAGATTACGAGTTAGCACTTAAGAATAAACTTAATGAAAATCGCTTCAACTACTTCGAGACTGTAGAAGACAACGTATATCAGCGTGCAACACAGAATACTTCTCAGACAGCAGATTCTGACCTTCTGGAAGAATCTAATGTACATCTTCTCTACAAAGCAAAACGTATTATCGAAAAAGACATCCAGGCTAGACTGTATGACTTTAACGAACCTGAAGTACGTAACAGATTCAAGAGCTATGAGAATACAAAATTCTCTGATTGGAACAGCCAGTATGTCAAGAGTATTACTATTGACTTTAAGGCTAATGCATGGGAGATTGAGCATTCTATCCTGCACTGCTATGTAACTATTGTATATCGCGGTATCTACAAACGTGCGACAGTTGAGATTGATATCAATCGTCGTGACTATGAAGCCGATGCTGATAACTAGGAGGAGGTGACAGACGATGGCAGAAACTGTTAAAAACGGAGCCGACACTCCAACTCAAGACAGTACGATTCAGACTGGTGCGAAAGAACACGAAAGTGAGAACCTTATGAATTATGCTCTCTTTGTTGGTGGCCTGAATGTCACTCGTGATGTTCTTAAGAATTACGATCCACTTAGAACTGGATATGGCCGTCTGTTCATGGTTCGTGTACCTGAATGGCTGAACCTTTCCATTCCAAACAAAGTGAAAAAATTCAAACATATCCTGGAATACGGTAACACCGCAGTTCAGGGTATTGGTGATATTGAAGTTTCTTTCAATGACTACACAGGTGGTTATGCAGGAAAGAGCTTCTCCATTCCATCTGTAGCTACAGATGGTACAAACACATTTACCGTAAACTGTTATGAGTTTTCCGGATCTCCGATTCGTGAAGTAATCCATACATGGGTAAATGGTACAACCGACTTACTGACAGGTCTTACACATTACAACGGTCACGCAGCAACTCAGGGTCATAGTGACAGCGATCCGCAGATCATTAAAGCCCTTCAGTCTAACCAGACTGCTGAGTTCATTTATGTATCTACTGACGTTACAGGTACTATGGTTGAGTATGCTTGCTTATTTGCAAACTGCTTCCCAGCTAACGTGCGTAATGAGCAGTTCAACTACACATCTGGTTCTCACGAACTGGTTGAGTACAACGTTGAGTTCCGTTGCACAAAATATGAGTCTCTGCAGATCAACAAACTTGGTCAGGCTCTGTTGAATAAGTACAAAGTACTGGCGAACTCCCTGAACTTCTTCAGCGGAATTAAATCCAGTGAGTATGTTGGAAATACTACTCATTCAGATCAGTACTATGATATCCAGACAGGACAGCTTGTTAGCCAGGGCGGTGTTACAACAAACAACAATGCACCTTTATCTGAGTCTCAGCTTGCTGCACTCTAAGGTGTTTAAATGGACTACTAGGATTTCTCCTAGTAGTCCAATATTTTTTATGTTAATTTTGAAAAGTCTACGTTGTTTAAGTCTTCGTCGCTGATATCACCCATATCGTCAGAATCTCCATTTGCCGGATTTGGTTTTAACGAATCTTCGGTTGCTTTGATCTTAGCTTCTTCATAGAGATCTAAGACATGAGCAAGTCCTAACTGTGGCAGATATTCTTCAGCCACTAAAGATGTGAAGTTTCTGATAATCAGCTGGTTATTTCTATCCTGTGGATCGTAGTTTTCACCAAGGCACAACTTGATATAGAACTGCATCATTCCATCGAATGTCTGAATGATCTCACTCTTGGCAACCTGAGGAGTCGTCTTCGGTGCCTGTAAGGTGAACTTAAATTTATCTACGACTTCCTCTGGGATATTCGTAGCCCATTTCATAATCTTCTTATAAAGTTCTGTAATGCTTGGATTAAAGTCAAGCTGGTAATTGACAACTCGACCCATCCATTTGCTGTTGTTCTGCTCCGCAATCTTCGCAAATTCTGGTTCGTTTAAGTAGTTTACAATGGCTGCCGGAACACCAGTTCCTAAGATGTATGCGTTTTTCAACATCTCAAGAAGTTCTGAGTTTAACTGTACATCTTGTCCAGCTAAGATCTCGGTTTCAATTGGTCGTTCACTGGTTCGTCCAGTTGGCACATACATCTCGCTACCAGCACCGATCTTATTAATCAGCGTTGAGTAGTTGTAAAGATCGTACATATTAATCTGTCTGGACTGCTTACGACGAATGATTTCTTCAATCTTGTTTGCAACATCTTTACGGAGTCCACTCTGTTTTACATAGTTGACTCTGGTATCGTTGCTATATAAGATGATTGACATGATCTTGAACATGAGAAGCATCTGATACATCTTTGCGTAAAACAGAGACTTCTTTACCATCGATTGTCCATGGCCATCAATGTCTTCATCAATCTTGAATGTCTGGATATATTCGACAGGTACATACTGGAATTTGATTCTGTTTTGTGTGACGTTGAAGTAGTTGATTGCATTGACAATCAACTTCTTGAATTTCACGTTGTTTTCCAAGAATGGTTTGTCAAAAGATCGTACGATACGTTCACAAATGTCATCAATAAAGGTAACACAGTTTGCAGGAGAGTTTACTCCCTGGAACGCTAAGTTTGAAGAAATGACACCGCTCATCTGAGGGGTTTCTTCAGCATACACAATGTAATATCCGATAACTTCATTCATGACTTCTACTGGAATAATTTTCGTAGGGTCAATCATCTGAATGTAAACATCTTTTAAGTCTTCAAATTCCGTGTCGTTCTTATCAATTCCATAAGCACCTTCCACGGAACGATTCTGTTGGATTGCATCAAATGGATTTATTTTCTTTTTCTTATTCGCTGGATTCTTTAAGTTGATCGTAGCAACTCGTTGACCTTTACTGTTAATACGAGCAGTTGGTTTATCCGCTTCTGTCATCATTTCTTCCGCAGATTCGGTATAACCATGTTCGGTAAAGTAATGATCTGCAAACTTTTCAAACGAAGCAGTTCCTTCTTCTACGATTGGTAATCCAACTGGGTCATTGTTGATTTCGATACGCTCCAAGATGTTACTAGCATCTTCGTAGAATGCATCTTTTAATGTCTGGTCTCCAGCACTTCCAAAAATACGGGATACCGTATTTGGTTTCTTACCACTACTGAATTCAGTGGATTCCATGTAGTGGGTATATGCCTGTTCTAGCCAAGTGTTGTTTTTTACACGTTTGGCTCTGACCTGCTTTGTCTGTGCAGGTTCTTCACCAACTACACTCTCGTATAAGGAGGTAGCCTCTCCATATCCTTTGACACCTCCAGCACCATTGATGATATCTCTTTTGTTTCTCATAAAGTCTGAAAACAGCTTGGAATACGGAATACAATAGACATAAAATTCCCCATACTCCAGAGAGAATGGGACGATAAAGTTTTTAATTTTTTCCAAAAGTTTAAACTTGGTTTCCATCTGTTCTACGACGGGAACCCAGTCTTCTTTGTCATCTGCACCCTCAAACTTCAAGGTACGATTCATTCGACCTTCGATGATATCTGGGGAGATGATTGCATCACGAGTGATCAAGATGGCTTCTTGTAACTCAATTAGCTGGGAGGATACCTGATGCAAATCCGATTGCTGCATCAGACGGTTCCGATAGACACCCTCAAGGAAGCTGTTCATTGCTGAAGCGGTACTATCGCCAGCAAATCCATTTCCAAAACCATTCATAGAGTCGACAAACTTACTTGCTTGTGCATTCTCTACACGGTCGTTGGAATACAGCGTTGACAAAAACGAAGTAGTATCCATGGTATTATTATTGGTAATCTTGTCGATTTCCGTCTTCATGATATCATGGAACGTGTTGTCTAAGGTTTCGATATCGGACGTACGATCCGAGCCATTTAGCGTAAGGTTTGATTGTCCCATCAAGCCATCAATCTGATGTAAGATATTCTTAACACGACGTCCATCAAGGAAACCTCTGCCCATTTTGGAACCAAAGACCGGTCGTCCGTCAGGGTTTCGAGTCGCCGTGGAAACGTTGTTGGAATTTCTTGCCAAAACGAATTCCTCCTTTCGCTCACGTTATTCGAATGTTTTGGCTTGGAAATCATCGGGGAATCTACATATTAGTAACACTCTATGAGTGTTGTTTGGCATTATTATCGTATTTAGGATGTTTCAGACATGCTAAATAATAACCTTCATTATTGATTGATATGTGATCAATACGTACTTGTACGAGATGCGTACAAAAAATATAGACTATCGGAAAATTTCCGATAGTCTATATTTACGTCTACAGTCACCTAGAGGTGAGACCAAAAAAAAATACGGGGAAGACAAGCTT